GGGTTTTCTTTTACCGAAACGGAGAACGATATGTACGGCAAAAAACCAATGAAGCCCATGAAGAAGCCCGCCAAACCGGGCAAGTACGCTCCCAAAAAATGAAGGGCACAACCATAATGATTGGGCTACTTGGGAAACCAAGGGAGTCCAAGGAGATGAAAGGCGGCCTCCTCGACGAGGAAGGCTCCTGTCCGCTTGCCACCCAAGACGAGATAGTCAACCGTGGCAACAAGCAAAAAGCCATCCTGACCGCCAAATACGGCCCAAGCGATGGCGAGTCCAAGTGCGGCAACTGTGAGTACGGGATGAAGCTAAAGGGCTGTGGGCTTGGCAAGAACGAGGTGTTCTGCGATGTCTACGAGTTCAAGTGTTCCAAGGACAATGTCTGCGACGCTTGGGAAAGTGTAGAAGAATCCGAGGAAGAATCGGATTAAAGACCTCTTTAACTGCCAAACAGGAAATTAAAATGCCTTTCAAGTCCAAGCAGCAAGCCAAACTGATGTTTGCCGCAGCCGCCTCCCCAAAGGTCGCCAAGGCTACGGGTGTCCCCCAGAGGGTCGCCAAGAAGATGGTCAAGGAAGGGCAGTCTAGCCTCAAGAAACTCCCCAACAAGGTGAAAAAATGAAGAAAGAAGTCTACGAGAAGGCTAGACCCAAGGCTCTGGGCAAACCCAAGGCACTCAGCCCCAATCAGAAGGCGGCAGCCAAACGGTTTGCTAAGTCTACGGGGACAAAGTACCCCTCCCTGCTTGCCAATATGCGCGGGGCGCAAGCCAAGAAATGAAACTCAAGGAAGCCGCAAAGAGGTTTGAAGCGTATGACAGAGCAACTACGAAGAAAATGGCCGAACATAATAGGTCTGGTGGAGATGTTCGCGCACCTGTTCGGTCGTCCACGTCAGGAAACCAGTACGATAGAGGCAAGTTCCTCTCCCGTAAGGCCGGACAAGCCCTCACGGCCAACCACCCCCTTAAAGACGAAAAAGGTCGCCCAACCCCAGCCGCCATGCAATTCAAGCGGTGGGGAAGTGCAATCCCCCAAAACGAAGCCGACCTCCGCAAACTCAAGGCGACGGGGGAAAGACTCAAAGCCCGCCACAAGCCGAAAAAGTAAATGAAAAAATGCGCCGTCTTTGTGATGGTGAAGGACGAGGGGTATTTCCTACCAAAATGGTTGGGATATTACAAACAGTTCTTCAAGCCAGAAGATATTTATGTGCTTGACCATCAGTCCTCGGACGGGTCAACCCAGAACCTAGATGTCAATGTAATCCATGTAACAAACGACGTAGCGGTAGACCACAGTTGGATTGTAAACACCATCCAAGACCAGCAACGCAAGCTCTTACAAGACTACCGTTGCGTACTGTTTGCCGAGTCGGATGAGATTGTCTACCCCCTGTTTCAGACATTAGACAACTACATAGACAAATTCTTAGACGGGCAGGATGAATACATAACCTGTATTGGTCACGAAATGATGCAGGACTTAGAGAATGAAAAGCCTCTAAGCGCGGACGACCCAATCCTTCCTAACCGCAAGCATTGGTTTAGGCATCCGCTGTACGACAAGACTTTGTTGTCTAAAGTCCCGCTGAACTGGGCTTGGGGATTTCACTCCCAAGACAAGCCAAATATCCACCGTGGTTTATATTTGTTGCACCTGCACAGACACGACTTTGAGATGATGCTGAAACGCCACGAAATGCGGGTAGCCAAGTGGAAAATTAAGGATGACGGCAACTCTAGTTACCAGTTCAAGATTTCCCAGCGAGACGAGTTGCTAAAATACTTCTACGAACAATGTAAGGAACCGCAGCTAATCCCTGCCGAACACCTATCGAGTATCCGTGGACTTTGATTATGTAATTGTTGGGGCTGGGTTTTTTGGCTCAATATGCGCCCATGAGCTTACAAAGCGCGGCAAGCGTGTCGTTGTTTTAGAGAAACGCAGCCATATCGGTGGCAACGTGTACACCGAGAACCGAGACGGCATCAATGTCCATGTCTACGGCCCGCACGTTTTTCACACCTCTGACGAGGAAATTTGGAACTGGATAAACCAGTTTGTTAGTTTCAATAACTACCGCGTTCAAACCGTGGCGATGTACAAGGGAGAGGCGTTTTCCCTACCGTTTTCCATGTGGACGTTTTCTAAACTTTGGGGCATTTCTACCCCAGAGCAAGCCAGAAGCATTATCCGAAGCCAAAACGACATTCTAGGTGAACCTAAGAACCTAGAAGAACAGGCAATACAGTTGGTCGGCAGGGAAGTCTACGAGAAGTTCATAAAAGGTTACACAGAAAAGCAATGGCGCAAGCCAGCAAAAGACTTACCGGCGGCAATCATCAGAAGGCTTCCTGTACGCTTTACCTACGACAACAACTACTTCTTTGACACCTATCAGGGCGTTCCGATAGGCGGGTACACCCAGATATTCAAGAAGCTACTAAACAGCGTGGACGTAAGGTTAAACACGGACTACTTACAAAACAAAGACTTTTGGGACAAGCAGGGCAAGGTAATTTACACCGGCCCGATAGACCAGTTGTTCGACTACGAGTTTGGGGTTTTAGAATATAAGACCGTAGAGTTTGACCACCAGCACCTGCAAGTAGAAAACTTCCAAGGCTCTGCGGTGGTTAATTACACGGAGCGCGAAGTACCTTACACACGGATTGTGGAACACAAGCACTTTGAGTTTGGCAAGACCCCGACAACCTGGGTAACCCATGAGTACCCCGTGGAATACACCAAGAGTCGTGAGGCAATGTACCCGGTCAACGACTTACACAACAACGCCCTGTACGAAAAATACAAGGCAAAAGCGGGTAACATACTGCTTGGTGGACGACTAGCAGAATACAAGTATTACGATATGCACCAGGTCATCCGTTCCGCACTAGACTTTGTGAGACGACTCTGAAACTAAACCTTGGCTCTGGTAAAGATTGGCGCAAGGACTGCATAAACGCCGACATCCAGCCGGAGAAGAAGCCCGATTGGTTGCTAGACATTACACAAGTCCCGTGGGGCGAGGTGATAGACACCCGCTTGGGACGGTTCGCGGTAGAGAAGGGAATGGTCACCGAGATTATCGCCAACGATGTCTTGGAGCACATCCCAGACCTAGTATCCGCGATGACTAACTGCCGAGACCTGCTAAAGCGGGGAGGCGAGATGCACATCCATGTGCCCTACGATTTAAGTCTGGGGGCGTGGCAAGACCCGACTCATGTGCGGGCATTCAACGAAAACTCATGGTTGTATTACTGCGATTGGGCATGGTACTTAGGATGGCCCGAGTCGGAAAAATTTACCTGTACGCAGATGGGCTTTGAACTCTCGGACTTAGGTCACGAGATGAGGGAGCAAAAGGTTCCCATAGGGAACATTATAAGAACCCCTCGTGCCGTAGATGCCCTGCAAGTCATACTCAAGAAGGATTGATATGTTACACACCCTGTGGTCGGACATTAAATTACTCGTCAGCCGTATTCTTGCAAAACTAGGTCTGTAAGTGGCAGAGAACGTATTAGGTACGATATTTAGTCGTGCGGATGCCCTAAAGCGGCAACTGTACGACATGATAAGGAACCCTAGCGACTATGCTTCTATGGTTGGTGGGCGCACACAAGAGAACATGGCGGCTGCCCAAGCTTTGCAAAACCAAGCCTTTGCTGACCCTCAGAACCCATTACGCATCACAAACCCACAAGCCTTAAACCAACTCACCCAGATGATTACGTCTGGCCCTATGGGGTTTGCCCCTGCTGGGGTTATACAGGGTGCAAGTAGAGAGTTTATTCGTTCGTCAGCAGATGATTTGGTTGCTCAGTTACAAAAATTAGGATTTCAAGCAGACGTACAACATACCGGAAGTAGGGCTGGGCCATCAAGTTATGTAAGAGTTTATGACCCGCAAACAGGAAGGTTTTTTGAAAATCCGTTTCGTTTTTCTGGTCACGGTAAGGGCCCAAGAGAAGCCGCCGGTGTTTCAGAAGTTAGCAACCCAGAAACAGAAATTCCTAAAATTATTGAGCAAGCACTAATTATGCGCGAACAAGGCCCTTCCAAAATGTTCAAAAAACAAACAATTGTTGACCAACTAATTGAACAGGGCGCAAATCCCAAACAGGCATACAAACAAGCAGAAGAAATTTTGTCTAAAGGGCTGTTAGATAATGGCTTATGACCCGTATGAGGGGATGTTCTACCCAACACTCCCACAGGACACGCAGGACTTTCCGGCGGTCTTGCGGGGTATCCGTCGTTTCCTTTCAGACCGCGTAACGCAAACCGGAGAGTCAATTATTGAAAGCGGTCGGCGAGCCGAACAGTTGCAGAGGGAAGCGTTCCCAGACCCAACAAGGCCAACGCAGCTACAGAACCCAGAGGCTTTAGCAAAACTTACAGAAATGATTATGGGCGGCCCAATGGGGTTTGCCGCCGCGGGTACAGTTGGGCCAAGAATTACAAAATTCGGCGATGTTCAGTATGACCCAAGGTTTGACCCAAGGGTAAAAGAGCAGCCAAGAATACAAGAAACAACGACTCGCGTAGAGCAAACCGCAAACTTAGATGCACCGACAATCCCGCTAACGCAATTTGAGGGTTATCCATTTATTACCAGTATGTCGGACAGAACCGCTGCTGGCGGCGTGCTAACCGGAATCAATGACGTTTCTCTAAAACGACCGGTAGGCTTGCTTGGCGGAGGTGATTATATGTTTGCAAACCCCGGTCAGGTTTGGGCATCTGCAAAGGGGCCAGTAAATCAAATAATGAACAACGCGCAGGTTTTGCGTGAGGTAACTGGCTTAGACCCGTTATTTATTCCGTGGAGAATGGCCCCATCTGGCGGCGACTTTGCAAAATTTACTGGCGAAACAATGCTTGCCTACGCCGAGAGCGCACTACCAAAGTCTGTCAAAAAAGACGTAGACAAGGCAATCAAAAAAATTGCTCCCGATTGGAAGGGCATAGACTCAGCCGAAAGTATCGACCAATACCGCGCATTGCCAGACGCAAAACGAAAGCAAATAAAACAAACCTTAGACGTTGAGTTCAGGGATTTGGGCGGGCTAGGTATTGGACAGGCTAGGCTTGCAGTTACAGACCCAAAGCAGTACGGCGGCTCAGACGCGCAAATTATGAACATCGGCAGAATTTTTGCAGACAAACCAATTGTTGAGGCTTCTGGTCACTCGTCTTATCCAAGAGGAGTGCCAGGAGAGGGTATCGGAAGGGTTGACAGGGATATCAACATTTTCCAACTATTGCCCAAGGTGGTTCAAGAGCGAGGCATCCCGTCGGCGGTAGCCCCAAGGCAAACCGACATCAGGGCATTACAAATGAAGCCTTACGCCGGAATCTTAGACGAGCAAACGCTCAGGCTGCTTGGTTATTAAATAAGTAAGACGGGTTAAACTGACTTGCAAGTTTCTGCCCAAATCTTTTGCTTAAAAACTCTACGACCTGCTCAGTTGTGACGGTGTCAATCCCAGACGCGACACAAAAGGTTTCGTGTAAAGTTAGGGCTTCAAGCATTGCTTTCGGCATTTTCGTTTCTGTATTTACAATCGGCGACATAAAACCTCCTCGTGTTTTGTAAGATTATAGCACTTGTATAACAAAAGAATAGTTGTATAATAACAACAACTTAACCCGAACAACCACTAAGGATTCGGACATGGAAATCAGTAAAGTAGAAGAAAATAAAGCAAACGGCTTACCACCGAACGCAGGGCTAGGAAGACCCAAGGGAGCCCCTAACAAGTCCACAGCGGCGGTCAGAGAGGCCATTGCTAGGATGGCAGAGGACAACGCAGAGAACTTCGCTGAGTGGCTCACAAAGGTCGCAGCGGACAGTCCTGAAAAGGCGTGCGACATCTACCTAAAGGCGATTGAGTACCACATCCCCAAACTAGCGAGAACAGAAGTAACAGGCGCAGAGAACGGCCCGCTGACCATTAAGGTCGTGACGGGAATATGACCGAAGCGGTAATTGAAACCGGATACAAGCCAAGGGCAGAGCAAAGACAGATTCACGATGCCGTGGAGAGTCACCGCTTCGTTGTGGTTGTGGCTCACCGCCGGATGGGAAAGACGGTTGCAGCTTTAAACCAGCTCATCCACGCCTCCTTGCAATGCGACAAGCAAGACCCAAGATTTGCCTACATTGCTCCGACTTACGGACAGGCCAAGCGGGTTGCGTGGGACTACCTATGCAACTTCACAAGACCGCTCAAAGCCGAGGCAAACATCTCGGAGTTGCGTGTAGACTTCTACGGCAGGAGAATACAGTTATATGGCTCAGACAACCCCGATTCTTTGCGAGGCCAATACTTCGATGGCGTTATTCTGGATGAGATTGGCGACCAGAACCCGAAGATATGGAACGAGATTATTCGTCCTGCTCTCGCAGACCGTATGGGTTGGGCGGTATTTCTAGGAACACCAAAGGGTGCAAACCATTTCAAAGACTTTAGGGATAGGGCAGAGAAAGAGCCAGAGTGGAAGCTCTTGGAGTTCAAGGCTTCGCAAACGAATATACTTGGAAAAGAGGAACTGCTCGCTGCTAAGAAAGAAATGGGCGATGATAAGTATTCCCAAGAGTTCGAGTGTTCCTTTGACAGTCCGGTTGAGGGCGCGTATTACGCTGCTACGCTTAACGGCTTGCCAAAGGATAGATTCAAGGAATTTGCGCGGGATGATTTATGCAAGACTTATACCGCATGGGACTTGGGCGTTGGTGATTCAACGGCTATCTGGGTCTGCCAGATTGCGGGGCAAGAGCGTAGGCTACTTGATTTCGTGGAGAACCACGGAGTCGGACTAGATTGGTATGTGAACTGGATACGCAACAATGAATACACAAGCGCCGAGCATATTCTTCCCCATGATGTCGAGGTACGCGAGTTGGGGACAGGAAAGAGCCGAAAAGAAGTCCTGCAAGAACTCGGACTCAACATTACCGTCTGCCCCAGAATGTCAGTCGATGATGGGATACAAGCCGTTAGAAGGTTTCTACCTAATTGCTACTTCCATCCACGAGTTAAACAAGGCACAGATGCACTACGCAACTACCGCCGAGAGTACGATGAGAAGCGCAATGTTTTCTACGACAAGCCCTTGCATGATTACTCAAGCCACGCTTCGGATGCCTTTAGGTATCTCGCTGTGGGCTTAAATACGACCTCAACTTGGGCTAAACCGCTTAACGTGAATACGAAATGGATTGTCTAAATGCAAGAATTTGACCTACAAGCCATCATAGAGAACGAGATAGACAACGCTCTCGGCTATATCAATACCGAGACCGTAGAGG